CATCCTCTGCATCGATTTGCCGCTCCCGCCCAGCGTCAACGAGCTGACCGTCAACCTCAAGAACGGCGGCCGCGCCAAGTCCATGGTCTACAAGAAGTGGATCGAGGAAGCGCGCTGGCACGTCATGATGGCATGGCGACAGGCGGGCAAGCCCCAGTGGCCGGCGGAAACGCCGATGTCGATCCGCATCGAGGCGGGGCTTGAGGGGCGGCGCAGGGATTTGGGCAATCTGGAAAAAGCGATTTCCGATCTGCTGGTCGCCAATCTGCCCGTGCCGGATGACAAATTCTTTGATCGGATTCTCATCGAACGCCGTGACGACATCCCGGGCATCGCCCGCGTGACCGTCGCCGCGCTGGAACAGGGAGGCCCGGGCTAACCGTAAGGCGCCCACGGATTTCAAGTCGCCGCGTCAGGGCCTCCCACCCACGGACAGACGAAAGACTTGCATCGGCCCGCAACGGAATTTCCCGCCACGGCCAAACCCCTGACTGACGAAAGGACAAGAAAGTGACCCAGAACAGCAACCCCGAACCGAGGCGGAGCATGACGCTCGACAGCCTCGTCAATCAGCCGCCCACGGTGCTGGATGCACTGCCCATCGATCTGCTGGCCAACCTCAAGGCCGAGGCCGATGCGCACCTTGCCAGCGCTTCGCAGATGGTCGCCATCATCCATGGCATCTTCGAGCGTCGCTACGCTGCGGGCATCAACGCCCCGGGCACGTCACACCGGCAGGACGGCGAATACGACATCAAGGTCACGCTGCCCAAGCGGGTCGACTGGTCGCAGCCCGCACTGGCCGCTGCGGTTGAGACGATCAAGGGCTGGGGCGAGGATCCGGCTGAATACGTCGACACCAAGATCAGCGTGAGCGAGCGCAAGTATGATGCCTGGCCGAGCGCGATCCGCGATCTGTTCGAGCCCGCTCGCACGGTCAAGACCGGCAAGCCGCAGTTTGCGGTGGCGCTGGCAAAGCGGGAGGCGGCGTGATGGCAATCAACATCGACGTGCCGCCGGTGGATGACGAGCAGGAGGCGCTCGCGCTTATGTTCCACCACCTCAAATTGGCGGCGGCCTACTTCGAGGCCACCCCCAACACCTTCGACATTCCGGAGCATTTCAGCGCCGCGCCCATGCGCGCGTGGGCCGAAGCGATGGAAGCTCTCTATACCGAAATGGAGGCCGCATAACATGGCAATCTCCCTCGCATCCCTCAACCGCATCAGCGCGCCCAAGCCGCCGCGCATCGTGCTCTACGGCCCGCACGGCGTCGGCAAGAACACCTTCGCTGCCAACGCGCCCAAGCCGGTGCTGATCGATATTGAGGACGGCCACCCGTCCGAAACGCCGATCGACGCTTTCCCCAAGGCCAAGTCGTTCCGTGAGGTCATGGATGCCTTCGGAGCGCTCTACAGCGAAGATCACGACTTCGAGACGGTCATCGTCGACAGCCTCGACTGGCTCGAACCGCTGGTCTGGGCAGAAGCGTGTAGCCGGAACCAGTGGCCCGATATTGAGACGCCGGGCTACGGGAAGGGCTATCTCGCCGCGCTCGATGTCTGGCGCGAGTATCTCGACGCCATCAATGCGCTGCGCAACGAGAAGGGCATGGCGGTGATCCAGACCGCGCACGCCCAGATCACCCGCTTCGACAGTCCCGAAACCGAGCCCTACGACCGCTACGGGATCAAGCTGCAGAAGCGCGCCAGCGAACTGGTGCAGGAGCACGCCGACATGGTGCTGTTTGCCAACTTCAAGGTGAACACCACGAAGACGGACGCGGGCTCCAACAAGAAGGTGACGCGCGGCGTCGGCTCCGGCCAGCGCGTGATCTACACCGAGGAGCGGCCCGCCTTCCTGGCGAAGAACCGGCACCGCCTCCCTCCCGAACTTCCGCTCGACTGGAACGCCCTTGCGGGCGCGATGGCCGGCGGCAGCCCGGTCGCGCAAGCGGCCTAACCCCCTGACTGACAGAAAGACTGAAAGGACTGAATTATGGTTGCTCTTGGTGGAACCTACACCGCAGACCCGAACAACGTGCAGGGCGATTACACCCCTGTCCCCCCGGGCGATTACAAGGTCATGGTCAAGGAGTCGGACATGAAGCCGACCGCCAATGGCCGCGGGAACTACATCCAGCTCAATCTCGAGATCCTCGAAGGCGAGCATCAGGGCCGGACGCTGATCGAGCGGCTCAACATCGACAACCCGAACCAGCAGGCCGTCGACATCGCGCAGCGCACGCTCAACGCGATCTGCGTGGCCGTGGGCAAGATGTCGATCGCTGACACGCAGGAACTGCACAACATCCCGATGATCGCGGTGGTCAAGGTCGACCCGCCCAAGCCGTACATCAAGGATGGTGTCGAGCAGCCGGGAACGGCTAGCAACTCGATCCGCACCTACAAGCCGGTCACTGCGGCGGCTCCGGCGGCTGCGGCTCCGGCTGCCAGCGCGGCCCCTGCATCCCCGCCGTGGAAGCGCGCTGCGGCGTAAGCCGAACCTGAAACCGGCGGGGGTCGATTGAGCCCTTCCCCCGCCGGCCACCATTCCCCTGACTGACATTCAAGGAGACTCGGTGTGGTTGCCATACCCGAGATTGGAGACCCGACGCTACAAGAAGCCGACCGAGCGCTTGAACAAGCGCAGGAACGCCGCCACCGCTCGCACCTCGGCATGAGCCAGATTGGCCGGCCCTGCGACCGCGAGATTTTCTACAGCTTCCGCTGGGCCGCGCAAAACAACTTCGACGCGCCCACCCTCAAGCGGTTCGAGGACGGACACGCCAGCGAGATTGTCGCCGTGCGCCGCCTCAAGATGGTGCCGGGCATCGAACTGCACGAGGTCGACGAGAGCGGCGCGCAATTCCGCTTCGAGGACTTCGGCGGGCATTTCTCGGGCAGCTGCGACGGTGCGGTGCTGGGCATCTTGCAGGCACCCAAGACGTGGCACATTCTCGAAATCAAGGCGTCGGCCAAGGCGGACGAGCTCGACAAGGCCAAGAAAAAGGTCGGCGAGAAAGGCGCGTTGCGCGAGTGGAATGCCGTCTACTACGCGCAGGCTGCGCTCTACATGCACTACGCCGGGCTCGAGCGGCACTACCTTGTCTGCGTCACCCCCGGTGCGCGGAACTGGACCAGCGTCCGCACCGAGGCGGACCCGGTGCACGCCGAGGTCATGCGCCAACGTGCCGAGCGGCTGATCTTCAGCGATGAGGCACCGCCGCGCATCGGCGGGCCGGACTTCTACCTCTGCCGCTGGTGCGACTTCCATGCGCTCTGCCATGTCGGCGTATCGGTGGATGGGCAACCGCTTGCGGAGCGCAACTGCCGTACCTGTCTGCACTCCACCCCCATGCGCGACGGGACGTGGCACTGCGCAAAATTTGGGCACACCCTGTCCAAGGATGACCAGCACGCAGGCGCGCAATGCTCCGAGCATCGTTACCTGCCATCACTGGTGCCCGGCGAACAGATCGATGTTGGCGAGTGGGGCATCAGCTACCGCATGGCGGGCGGAGAGTGGATCGATCGCGGGCCGGAGTGCGTGGCATGAGCGGCGCGCTTCCAAAGTCCGCCGCGCAGCCAGGCGCATTCATCAAGGGAATCCTTAGGCCTCGCCAAGACGGCTGGTCGCAAGCCGAGGTCGATTATCTCGAGCGCAATCTGGCGCTTGGCTACAGCTACAGCCAGATTGCCGAGGGCCTTGGGCGGTCGCGCAATTCAATAGCCGGTCAAATCCGCCGGATGCGCGGGCATCAGGATGCACCCAAGGTTCGTCCCGCGATGAACCGCGACGAGGCGGCTGAGTTTTGCCGTGGCCGCCGCATGGATCAGGTGGCCGAACTTCTATCTGAGGGCTTCACTCTTGCCGAGGTCGGCGAGGAATTGGGCATTGGCAAGCAGGCGGTGAAGTCGGCTTTCAATCGCATCAAGGCGCGGCTCGGGGAGCAAGCGCGATGACCCTCGTTCTCCGCCCCTATCAGGAGCGCTGCCTTGCCGACCTCTGGCACTGGTTCGAGCGTTCCACCGGCAACCCACTCGTCGTCCTGCCCACCGGAGCCGGCAAGTCACTGGTCATCGCCGAATGGTGCCGCAACGTCTGCCAGATCGACCCAGGCGCGGGCATCATGATCCTCGCGCACGTGCGCGAGCTGATCCAGCAGAACGCCGCCGAGCTCATCGGGATTTGGCCTGACGCGCCCGTAGGCGTCTACAGCGCCGGACTTAATCGCCGCGATATGGGCAAGGCCATCACCTTCGCCTCGATCCAGTCGATTCACAGCAAGGCCTACAAGCTGCCGCGTCGGATCGACATGGTGCTGGTCGATGAGGCGCACCTGATCCCGCGCAAGTCTTCGACCATGTACGGCAAGTTCCTGGCCGACCTCAAGGCGATCAACCCTGCGGTCAAGATCATCGGCCTCACCGCCACCCCGTTCCGGCTTGACAGCGGGCTGCTGCACGAGGGGCCCGAAGCAATGTTCGACGGCATCGCCCACGAGA